CGCGTACCCATACGGGAGCAATCGTAGGTATCGTTTAAAACACCGTCTATAACGGCACAACTATGCCGGCTCACGTTGCAAACAAGTCTACCTTTAGGAAGTTCATCTTCATCTAAATGTACTTGACATCCTGAACCGATTTGCATGGTTGCGACCCATTCAAAGCCAAGCTCTTTCATGTAGTCTTTAAACCATTTTTTTTGAACGGTAATACCTTTACTAGCCGTTCTTTGGCCCGCACTTTTTCTGGATTTTTTTGTTATCCGTTGTTTTGCGTTGCCTTCGGCTAAACGGTTATAAACTTCTTTATAAGGAAGCTCGGCGGCTATAGCTATCGCTCTAGTTACGCAATCGCCTGTCATGCCTTTATAACCGGCATCGGCTCTTCCGCCGTCATTAAAATTAAATTCAATCATTGTTAAGGGGGATAAAGTAAGGCCCCCCGAAGGGGGCGTAAGTTTAGTTTCCGGTTCCCGTGTAAACTTCCCAAACTTCTTGTCCGAAGTATTTAGTTGCTTCGGGGTCTGGGTCTTTTACATGAGGGTCGAAACTTGTCCAATAAGAGGAACCTCCGTAACCACAAAAGTTATCTCTAACCGCGTGGCAAAACGCCGCTAATTTATTGTTATAAATATAGCGATGAAGATTGAAACCTATGTATGCCCCTGAGGGATAAAACATAGATTTTTCATCTTTAGGTTTATGAAGTTCTTCATGTAAACCCTTCGGAAAGTGTTTATCAATGAAGGCATCAACCTCTTTGAGAGTTTTGCACTCTCCAAGCTCTAATAAAGCTTTTTCCATAGTATGTAGTTGTCAAGTTGCGTGGGGAAGCTCTCGCTTCGAATCTATGATACATTACTTTAGCCCTAATACTACCCCTTATGGACCTGTTTATAAACAGGCACACTGGGTACTGGTCATAGTAGTTAGGCTAATATACAGTGTGAACATACGAGGCAGAGATGCCCGCCACCCCCTTTTAAAAAATGACTAGGACTTACGACCTAACAGAAAAAGAACTAAAACTAGCCGAATGTGGCGGTATAAAGTTCGAATACTTTTTTGAAGAAACAGGTTACGACAATGTCGACGGCGACCCTTATTTATGTTGCTTTACTATAGAGCAAGCTTTAGAAACAACCGACTTTAACAAACATCAAATAGCCGGTTTAATTAGTAGCCTAGATGAAAAAGGCGTTTTATATATAGAGCATAGAGACCCTATTATGGAAGGACCCGATCTTTACTACCTAAGTACAGGCTTTATTAACTTTATAGCTAGAAAAAATATAGCTAACGGAACAGGCCGTTACGTTTTCGCAAGGGAGGAAAACTAATGACCGCAACTTTACAAACACTTCTCGGGGACCTAAAAAGGGAAACCGAGAACCTTAACAAGTTTCTTCAAGCCCAAACCGAAAGAATTAACGGCTTACATCACGCTACAACCGGTAAGGCGAGTGAAATACTCGCACCGGAAGTTATGGCAACTTTACAGTTAGCTTTACATCGAGAAGGCAAACTTCTTAGAAGCGAAACTAACGAAATAGTTTCTAAAATTGACAGTATAAACTGGCAGATTAGAGATTTATGTAGCCTTGATTTAGGCAAAGAGATAAACGCCATACAACTAACCGAAGCGATCAAAAAGGAGGCAAACTAATGGGTTTACACGTTTACATTTATAAGTGCGGTCAGTTTTCAGATTGCACAAACGGAGGGGTTAGTTCCTCTCCTTACGTCGAAGGTTTTACTTTAACTAACGTAGAGGGACCCCACGAACCCGACTCTAGATACCCTGCCGCCAAACTAAAAGTTGGCCACCTTAACTCCTTACATATAAAGCCGGCTTGGAACGAAGACGAGCATACAATGTTTGGAGGAAACTACGCCGCATCTAGCGATAGTAGATTATCAAAAGCTGTGGACAACTTAACCGGTAATCGGTTTTATGGGGCTATAGCAATACACGATAGAGTGGAGGATTATTAGTTATGAATCAAAAGGAGTACCACGAGGCGTTAGGTAGGTTAAGCGACCAGTATATGTTCGACGAAACTATGACCAACGCCGAGTATCTCCTACAAAAAAAACACATCGAAACTACTTATTTAAAATCAATTTACAACCCCCAAAATGAAACTACTAACTAAAGAACTTCTAAAAAAGCTTCCCAAGCTTTATAGCCAACCCGCTCACGAAAACCCCGAAGAAGAAATGGTGTTTTACGTTAAGCTTTTTACACCCGATAGTAACTGGACTTGGTTTATGGCCGAGTACGACCCCGAAACGGAAATAGCTTGGGGTTTAGTAAAAGGTCACGAACAAGAGTTTGGCTCTTTTGATATGAAAGAAATCAAAGAACTAAAAGGACCTTTCGGCTTACCGGTAGAAAGAGACATTTGTTTCGAAACTATTAAGGAAAAAGAGCTTTTAGAAAAAATTAGAAAGGGAATTGATTAATGGAAAATATAGATAATTTACTTAAAGAAATCCTTTTAGAAAAACTACAAGACCTAGAACAACAAAAGTTTAAAGCAAAAACTCTTATAGAGTTGCATAAAGATTGGCAATTAGGCTCGCCAATGCAACGGAGAACTAGAAAGAAATCTTTAGATAAAAACCTCGAAAAATTACCGCTATTAGAAAAAAAAATTAATCTTATAAAAGAAATTACTAAAAAATGACTTTCTATAATACTATCGGCGAAAACCAAGACGAGTTATCTAAGTCTATTGCTCAAGCTAAAAGCCAAGAAGCCAAAATTATGAGGTGCTTTAAATATTACGAAGGTAAATATCCCCGCCTTCGTTTTAGCCCTTCTATGGTTTTAAAGATGACCGGACTTCAATGTCCCCTTACATCTATAAGACGAGCTATGACTAACCTTAGTAACGAAGGGAAGCTAGTCAAAACAAACGTCAAAATGAAGGGTATGTATGGTAAACAAGAGCATCTTTGGAGCTTACCGGAAGAACCGGAAACTTTTAAGCAAAATACACTTCCTTTTTAATATTACGGACTCGTAACATAGGGGTAGTAAATAGGCTAATTAGTTGTTATGATTTGGGTAAGCCGAGAGGCACAACCCCCTGAGTTCAATGACACGTTTTACAGCACACGACCTAGTTAGAGAGATTGAATACGAGCTTGGCGGCGAGCTTACCGCTTACCAACAATACCAAATTCAATGTGAAGCTAAAAAGCTTTTTCCTAACGGTATTATTCCCGAAGAAAAAATTTGCGATGTAGTCGGCATCGTTATGGCACTTGTATTTTAAACCCCTTAAAACAATGAACATCAAAGACACTACTAACATTCAAGAACAACTTGACGAAGCTAAAAAGCTTCTAGAAGAAAAGCAAACGGCGTATATGCACGCTTTTGCAAGCGGTAACTTACAAGACATCAGTAAGCACCGCAAAGAGGTATTTAGCCTAACTAGACAAATAGGCCAACTTGTTAAATACAAACTACAAACAGGAGCTAAGTAAATGAATTTTATTATCGACCCTAAATACGGAAACACCGTTAACTGCGAAATGTTTGGTTGCACTTTCTTCCTTATTCCTTCTTACAGCGAAAAATATAAGAGAATGCAATATAGTTTATTTTCCGCCCCTACTTTTAAAGACGGCTCCGTCGATTGGGATAGGCAAGTTTCTATTACCGAGTGGGACACAGATTCTTTTACTACCAAACAAAAAATAGAGGTAGGCACGATTTGGCAAGCTTTACTACGGGAGGTAAGTTAATGAAACATTTTCTTTTATACATAGCGGTAGGCGGCATACTACTTACCGCCTTCGATTCCACCCTTACTCAAATGACTATGGCAGATTGTAACGCCGGTATAGAGGCCGCTTGTAGGGAGTTAGATAAATGACTTTTTCAATGCCTTTTACCGAAAACGAAACTAAGCACCTTATTTACTTACTTAACTGCGAGTACAGAGAAAAAAGGTTACTTAGAGAAACTATCGTTAAAAACATAATGCTATGTAAATATACCGAAGATAGGGTTCGGCATACAAAGCAAGAGTTAGATCATCTAAAAGACGAGCTAGTAGCTAACCAACTATTAGTACATAAATTAGATGACCATCTAACCGACCTAATTAGAGGACATCAACTACAAAGCCTAGAGGAGTTAGAAGAGCCTAACTTCTTAGGGCCGGAGGCTAACCGCCACTTAAAACTATTAACTACTAAACCCCAAAATGAAACAGACTAAAGCTATCACTATCGACGCGGAAACTTACCACGCTGACCCCGCGTATAGTGCCACCGATTGCAAAACTATTATCGGTAAAAGTCCCGAAATATTTCACAAGATGAAGTATGGGGAAGAAAAACTAGACCACGAACCCGCCGTAAAAAAAGCTTTTAGAGCCGGCGAACTATGTCACGCCTTTACTTTAGAACCCGATAGAGCAAAAAAAGCTTACGGTGTTTGCCTTAGTAAAGCTACTAAAGCCGGTAAGATACAAGCCGAAGAAATGGCGGCTAAAGGTATCGAACCTATAACCTCTACCGAGTACGAGCTTGCATCTAACGTCGCTAACGCCGTACATAATAACCCTATAGCAAAAAAACTTTTATCTAAAGGACACGCCGAAGCTAGTTTTTGGAAAACCGACCCCGAAACAGGTTTATCTTGTAAAGCTAGAACCGACTTTATTAACGGCGATACTATTATCGACCTTAAAACTACCGGCGAAGGAGGGGCGGAGCCTAATACGTTTGTAAAAAGCGTGGCCCGATATTTATACCACTTACAAGCCGCCCACTATTTAGAAGTAGTAGGTGCTAAGAGATTTATTTTTATCGCGGTAGAAAAGGTATATCCGTTTGCCGTTAGCGTTACCGAGCTTGACGAGGCTTCTTTGGAATGGGGTTTAAAACTTCGTCAAGATGCTCTAAAACTCATAAGTCAATGCCATACCGATAGCTATTGGCGTGGTTATACCGAAAAAATTACAACTTTAAGCCTACCTAGTTGGGCATATTCACAAAATTAATTATGGAATTTACTAAAGAACAAGTCGAGTTACTAAAAGAACCTATACTCGCAAAAAACGTAAAAGAAAGAGACGGAAACCAAGCCGGCACTTTTCAACTAGCCTACGTCGAAGGTTGGCACGTTATAGACGAAGCTAACCGCATATTTGGTTTTGACGGTTGGACTAGCGAAACTATAGAAACTAAACTTGTAGCCGAAGAGCAAAAATGTATTTCTTATACGGCTAAAGTTAGAATTACTATAGGCGACGTTATTAGAGAAGGAACCGGTGCGGGACATGGGCGTTTCGGTAGTTTAGGCGAAAAGCACGAGTCGGCTATAAAAGAAGCCGAAACCGATGCTCGTAAAAGAGCCTTTATGCAGTTTGGCAACCAGTTTGGCTTATCGCTTTATAACGGTAAAGATAAAAGTTGGAAAACTAATACCGGTAAACCCAAAGTAAATAAAGGGGAGGTAATAGAAACTTTACGTGAGCAAGTTGCGGAAGTTGCCGATAATAAACCGCAAAGCGTTAATACTTTTTTACTAGCTAAAAACGCCGTAGAAAACGCAAAGAGCGTAGACCAGTTAATAGACCATCAAAAAAACATAGCTATCCGTTTTAGAGACGGTAAGCTTACGCAACAACAAAAAACCGAGTTAGATAATACGGTTGCAAAAATGAGGGTAAAACTAAAATGACCGACCAAGCTTATTTATCTACTAAAGACCTCTGTAAAAGATACGGGGTCTGTATGGCTACAGTAAAACGTTGGCGTACTTTAACTAGACGCGGCGAACCTACTGGCCCTAAGTGGTATGAAGTCCCGCGTACCGCATCTACTATCGGCGAACCTTACGTTCGATATGAATTACACCAAGTTTTAGCTTGGGAGGAAACAAACTCTATTACACCTATTAACTCTTTTTAAATTATGGCTTATCAATCTAATTTTGAACCCGCGTTTCAAGTTCCCGTAAATTTTACCGTTTCGGATAATACTTACGAGCCTACAAAACATAAATACACTAAAAAAATTGGTTTATTTATACCGCTAGAAACAGTTTTAGACTTTGCTCAACACGTTATGAACGTGGCCGATAAACCCGAAAACCACGCAAAAGGTAAAGTATTTGATATGCGTACCGGCGAACGTGAAGAGGTACAAGGCATATATATTTACGGCAACGGTAATGTTAGTAAATACGATGAAGATGACTTCGGTGCATACGGAACTATTAACCCACGAAAAGTAGTAGTAGAGGTAGAAGAAAGTCCCGAAGATGATAATACGGAGGCTAGTCCATTTTGAAAGAACCCAAACTACCTTTACAAGCCCAGATTTTTATAGATCATTTAACTATCGGGCTTGATAGTTTTGATCTCAATTTTGAAGATTACGGTGCTACTTACGTTAACCACAAAGAGTACGGCGTAGCGATTATGTTTTCGCAAGTAAAAATCGCGGAGCATTCCGAAAGTTGCCGCATAAAAAATTCTATTATTGTTAGCGGTTTAGGTGTTCATTTTAGTCAAGAACAAATATTTCCTTTTACTAATGAACAACCGCCTTCGCATTTAGCAATATTAATTTTATCGGCAATAGTAAAAGATACTCCGTTGCAGTTTATTTGCGAGGAATGTCATGGAGCATAAAAAACCTTTTAACAGAGCTTTAAAAAGAACCTTAGAAAGAAAAGCAAAAGAAAGTCCTTATACTTATGCTCAAATAGCTGAAGTTTATAGAAGAGGTCAAGGAGCCTATTTATCTAAAGGTAATCGAAACGTATCTATGGCTCAATGGGCTATGGCTAGAGTAAATAAATTTTTAAGGGGAGGTGGAATAGACACCGATATTAAAAAGAATCCTAAAAGGCAAAAAAAAGAACTTGATTATTTAGAACGTTATGGAAAAGGTTTACCGAAAGAAGTAACCGAAAAAGTAAAAACTCACATGACTATAGGAGAAGAAGGAAAAATAAAAGAAGTAACGCAAACTATAGGTATAGAGGGAGGTCAAATTCTTACTTTACCTTCCGGCGTTACCGTTTCTTTAGCACCCGACGGTAAGTATGAAATATTAGAAAAAAAGCCAAAAGAAGAACCTAAAGACGAAACCCCAAAAGAAATTAAAAGAAAGTTTCCTCATATAACCGTAAGCAAAAACTATAGCGAAACGGAACTTGCTTTTCTTTTTAAATACATATCCCCCGTTGGTTATTACGAGTGGCATAAATTAGCTTCTAATTTAATATTTAATTCTAAAAATTGGAACGCCCAACAGATATTTCAAGTCTTTTCTGCACCGGCTTATTATTTAACAGATGAACTAAGTACCGCCTTTTTAGATACTCCTATTCACGAGTTAAAAATAGAAAAAACCCCCCAAATAATTAATAACCACTTTTTTGTTTTACAAAGTAACGAAATAAATTTAGTTAACTATATGTTTATAGATACCGAAACCGGTCTTAATGATGTCGAGGTAGTTTGCCATCTAAGCACCAAAAGTAGGTTTATAAGGTCCGAAGGCATAGCGTTAGGCAAAGAAAGTAAACAGCGTTTTATGTTTGGTTTTAATTGGAATAACCTTAACGCTATAAGGACTAACAATATTTCTAAGGCAGTAAACTCCCCGTTATGGATAAATAAAAGTAAAGACTATACGTTCGACGAACTTCCTAGAACCTACCAACAGCAGTTTTTAATAGTAGTAAATTTAATTTTATTTATGAACCAAGAGCCAGATATAACTATCGAATATTTACCACCAAGCCAAACTATACCTATACAACGGGAAATGAATAGGTCGGGAAAATTTAAGCCTAGAGCCGTTACTTGGATTGGTAAGGAGTTTAGCGAGCGTGTTATAAAGTTACGCCCTAAAACCGATATGTTAGAGGTAAAAGAAGCCGGTATTCCTAGACGACCTCATTGGCGAAGGGGACATTGGCATACGGTCTGTCAAGGTTTTAAACGTAGGCAACGCAAACTTAAATGGTTTGAGCCTTGTTACGTTAGCGGTAAAAATAGATGAGTAAAAGTCGTTTATATTTTAATAATGATACGGGAAAAATTAATTTTACTACTGCGGGGAGCGGGACCTTACAAACATTTTGCGGCGATATTTACGAAGAAGATACTAGAAAAAAACACGAGAAATTTTTTGGTATGAGCGAAGATGAAATACATAAAGAGTTTGGATTATGTTTTAAAGAAACAGATATATTTATTGGCGGCGAAAGGCAATACGAAATCAGTAGCGACTTCGAAGCAAAATTATGGCTTATCCAAAAAGGTTTTGTTAGATACGTTAGAGGTAAGGAGGTATGGAACGAGCAAGCTTTAGATGAAGGTTGGGAAAACGGTTGGTCGCCACCCGTAAAAAGTAAAGCTAAAAATAATCAGGGAAAAGGCCACGTTTATTTTGTTAAAAGTAAAAATTTTCATAAGATAGGTTCTAGTTCCGCCGCACAAATCCAACGCCGTATAAAGTATCAAAAGCCAATGGAAATACTTGCAGTTAGTCCAAAAATAGAAGATTATAGAAAATTAGAAAAAGAATTACACCACCATTTTGCCGATAAAAGAGTTTTAAAATATGAAGTGTTCGAGAACCTTACCGAAGAGGATATAAAATATATAATGAATAAACTAGGTAATAAGATACACGTAGAAATATGAGAAGAGATCAAACGCCGTCGGGTTTTAAGCTAAAAAAGCTAAAAGAACTAAGGCTACAAAAATTAGAAAAAAATTTATTAGAGGTCCATTTAAAAGGACAAGATCACTACATTTTTATGAATGAAAGAGGTAAGGCTCAAATAGTAACGGGCGAGGGTAATTGGGTTACAGAGCATATAAGAACCGCCGTTTTAAAATTTAATTATGAAGTAGATAAAACCGAAAAAATGCTAATTAGAGACTTTACCGACGAAGAGATTATTGCTTTCGAAAAAGCTTACGAATAAATTTAAAACGTTTTTTTCTCATCTCAAAAACTGCATTTAGGGCCTCTAGCTCTACTAACCTACCTAACATAGAAGCCATAAAAACATCCTGTTTCATTTGATGCCGTACTAAATGTGTGCAATATCGTTTAATACTTACGATGTCATCACTAGCCATAATATCCCTACAACGTAATTCGACCGATAGCTCTAACTCTGCAGGAGCCGGTTCAATATCAATGTTTAGGAATTTAGTAACTTTCATTTGACCGGAAACAATTTTTCTTCGATCATTTTGACAATAGCGTCGTCGACATCATTGTCGGATTTTGAAACTAAGTCTTTTAAAAGTGTCAAAACGGCTTTGCGTAGACTCTCACTTTTTCCAAACTTGATAAATAAACCAATTAGAAATTTAGACATAATTTTATGTGTTACTTTCCTAACTTATCATTATTTGATAAATTTGGCATATACTACCCTAATAAAGCGGTGGTCATCCTGTCTTTTCCCCAGTAGGGTAGTATTTAATTATGGAAGATAAAGAAGAAAAAGACGGTATAGGTTTTTTAGGAAACGCCGTTCAAATAGTTATTTTGGCTTGGTCTTTAGCCGTTATTTCTTGGTCTTATTTTAATCCTAATCCTACTAGGCAAATAGATACCACGTTCGCCGCCGGCTTGCTAAGTGCCGTGATGTCTAACTACGGGCTAAATGTCAAAAAGGCTACGGACAAAAAGAAACAAAATGGTAATGTTAATATAGTAGATAACAAAGATTCCAAAGTTGGAGTTGTAAAAAAATGAAGAAAGCTTTAGTACTTTTTTGTTTATTACCTACGGCGGCTTTTGCCGATATAAAACAGGAATTTGTAACTTCGGCTCAAATAACGGTCGATATGCCTTATTCGGTAACTAATAAAGTCGGTACAACTTATAGCTTAAGTGGTAATAATATTACGCCTTCGGTAACTGTAGGAGATACAACTACATCGGGAAAGATCGGTGGGATAAATGTAGGAAGTCTTACAAGTGGTGTCCCCGCTATGATTCAAACCGATACGACAGTAACCACGAGCGGCTCTGCTTTCAGCAAAACGGAATCTGTAATAATGGGCGATTCGTCTCCCTCAGCGATAACGCCAAGTAGTGGAATCGCGGCTTTACCTCACTTAGGGGGACAAACTACTGTAGGCTCAGGCGGCACGGCGGGGACTTTAGCTTTAACGTCATTGAGTTCCGGAGTTCACACTTGTACCGCCGGCGGGTCGGGAACTAGCTGTATAGGCTCGACTAAAGTTACTATTACAATTGACTAAATATTGGATATTAATATTTTTACTATTACCGGTAAAAGTTTTAGCAGTTCCGGTTGTACCTCAATTCAGATCAGGCTCGAGTACGACTTCTAGCACAAGCGAGAGCGTTATAAATGAGACCATAACTAGCTACCAGTTCAAAAGCGGTTATACCTATAGTGCAAGCGGTCATAATATAAAAAGTAATACGGATTATATAAACCCTACCGCTACAACTTTGGACCAACAAACCGTTAACGGGGTAAATTTTAGTTGGACTTCCCCTAATTTAGAGGCCATACCTCGTTGGTCTATTGTCAATCAGGGAGCGGCTTTTTCACTACAAGAAACGTTGATTACGCCATCGTTAGATACTATAACTACAGTAACTAGGACTATAAACACATCAACAACTACAGAAACTACAACTACGTTTGGTCAATAATTTTACTGTTATTACCTGTAAAACCTGTTTTTGCTAATACGACCGTAGCATCGCCTCAATCGCAATCTACAGGGGTAGTGAATAATAACGCCCAAATGATCTTACCGTCGGCTACACCGCAATTTAGGATGTCGCAAGGGATAGTTTGTAGTTCGCCGAGCCTTACGATTACTCCCTACTTAACCGACGCTTGGAGTTTTAACCGGCCTATTGAAAAAGTAACGCGGCAAGCTATATATGACGAAAATACCGGCGAAATAAAATATTACCAAGAAACGCCAAGATTTGAAAAAGATAATTACAACTTAAATTACGGTATAAGTATGCAAATAAATATTCCTTTAGGTAAAGCACCGGCCTTATGCCACGAAGCAACTGAAGTTAATATAGCGGCCCAAAAACTTTTAATAGCCAAAACTAAAATGGAAATGGAGCTTTATAGGCTTAAATTATGCTCGGAGCAAGTAAAACTCGGTGTTCAGTTTGTTGGTAAATACGCTACTACTTGCGAAGGTATTAAAGTTACTATCCCTCCTAATCAAGTTTTGCCTCATACGCACGAAATTAAAAAGTAGATAAGCTTACGGGTTTTTAGCCTATCTACCGTTATTTATTTTATCTTTTTTCTTAGTAATTTTAGTGATTATTTGTTTTACTAACGGTTTTACAGCGTTAAGTATAAGCGGAGCAGAAGAGCCAACCAAAGCAAGACTAAAAACGCCAACAAATTGAGGTGCGGAGGGTATGTACTGGTCTTTCCATTCGACACTTTCATACAAAGTTATGCATTCACGCTTATTATCCGATAATTTATGCCCGATAACACGCTCTAATTTTTTTTCGTTACGAAAGTCACCCCGCCGCAAATCTTTACTAGAGGGACATTCTGGTATTACTATTTCATCTTCTTTTTTTACCTCATTGTTTATCTCCGGCATATCCGGTTTTGGTATTTCAGGTGTTTGGTCGTTTGTTAAAGGTTCCTCGACCATAATTAAATTTTCCGGCGTGTAATCTAAAGGAAAAAAACTAGGAAACGGAAAGTCGCACGTTGTAAAAACCCCGTTAGGGTCGTCTAATAATAAGTTTCTATTACCGGTATTTTTTATATCCCTATGTTGGTAAGTACAACCAATAACTTCTATATTTAAATTTTTTACCGAATAATCAATATAGGGCGTATAGATAGGAACTATATCCGGTATATAAATATCCGGAATAGAAATATCTTTTATTTCCAATTAATTAGTTTTTAAAGGGGCGGGGATAGGCAAACTTGTTTTATTTGGCATTTTTTGGTCAATGATGTCGGGGACGGTTGGCTTTAGATTAGAAAGTACTTCATTTATCATTCGTGCCTTAAACTGCTCCGATGTGACGTATTTATATCCGAAATATCCCCCTCCTAACATTGACGCTGATATTATAAAACTTAAAATAGATAATATTTGAGAAATTTTTGTCATGATAAAGTTTGCGATACTCAAAGCACTATCTTTTTCAAGTGTGCTTGTATTACTGCTTATTGTAGCCTTATCCCCTCTTTACGTCACTATGGGGTTAATGACAAGGCAAATGCAAGAAAAGGTTAATTAATCAGCAGGGTCGGGTGTATTGGTCTTAGCCCACTCAAGATACTTTTGATAATCGGTGTTTGCTTCGTCAAAAGGAATAATTTTAACACGATTTGTTGAGTCTGAATACTCTACTTGATCTACAACAGATGTAAGAGAATTTTTAATTAATTTGTAAGTCATAATTCTGCTGAAACTGCAACAAAGGCACTAGCATTATTACTGTAAGAAAACGCTGCACCTCCTTGTAATAAATTTCCAGAGAGATAGCTGCTGTCAGTCTGTATTCCTCCCGCCTTTGTATGAGCATAAAGTAATTGTGTAGGTCTGTTTGCTGTTACATTACTTAAATTTCCATAAAAGGCATAATAGTTAGTGCCTGTAGTAAATTCGAGTGATGGTGTAGCCCTTTTTTCTACCCAATTACATTGATGATGAGTTTCATTAGCACGATACATTGAAGCAATACCGCCCCAAGTTTTACCACTACCACTTACTAAAACTTCATAATATCTCTGACAAAGAAACAATTCTTGTGCAAATGACCTATGCTCAAAATCTGTTGCCACGCTGCCTACTTCTAATTGAACTCCTGTAATATCAATGGTTGAATCGTTTGTTGTGTACCATGTTGTTGTATGGTCTGGTGTTCTTGTCGTTCCAGAAGAATAAGCAGCCCAAGTATCAAGAGAAACACTATTATCTGTATAGCTAGTACCAAGAAAGGGATAAATTCCAAATTCCAATCCATTTCCAGTATCATCATCAATCTGTAAATTAGAATTACCAGCAATACTTTTTGTCACTTTTGTCCAAGTATCAGCAGTTAAAGCCATTGAAAAAGGATATATATAATTTCCTCCATCAGTTGCTTTTAAAAAACCATAATAAGTTTGTGAAACACTAGCTCTTATCCAAAATGATAAAGTTATAAAACTTGAAGATGATGTATAATTCCAACCACTATTTGCTACATCTTGACCTTCAATAGCTTGTTTAAACTGTGTTTGGTCGCCTGTTGCAGCACCACCTGTCTGATTACCATTTTGAAATCTTAAATATTTTCTAAAACCAGAACTGTAAGGTGTGTCTGAACTTGTTAAAGAACCTTGTGACATTGTTGGGGTTTCATCAAGTCCGTAACTAAAAGTGTAGAATCTATCAATACTAGGGTAGCCATTAGCAGTACTACCGCTTGTTCCACGTTGAGCCACTTGCATAGCTCCATTAATTATCAAGTTCTTCGTACCAATACTGCCACCATTTATAGAAGTAATATTGGCACTACACGTTCCATCAGAATTGTTGACAGTAATAGCAGCAGTACTGGCTCCTACTCCTTTTATAGAATTTACCTTGATCTCTGACATAATTAACTAGGTTTTGGGTTAGAGTCCTTGACGTTTTTTATGTGGCTAGCCCACGTTCCAGTTGTATCTAGTTTACCAGCAAGCATATCGGCATACAACATATCAAGTTGATCTCCAAAAGAAGCATAAATTGTAGAGCCATTTGTTGTTCTATCAGTTTTGTATTTAACAGCAGCAGCTTCAGCGTCTAGCGTGGTTCGTGCAGCATCAATTTTGCTTTGCTCTAAAGAAATTGATTTATTATCTTTATCAAAAGCTCCTGTACTATCAAAAATAGTTATTGCATTAGGGTATGCTTTTCTTATTGCATCGTGATCTAAACTCATGCTGCTACCTCCATAAGTGTAATACTTGAATAACCTCTGGAGTAATTACTATTATCACTATTTGTATGATCTTTATTTAGGTAGATAGTTTTAGATGAATTAGAGTCGTGACTAAATCTATAACTATAAGTAACTGAACTTGTAGTGTTTGGAGAATCTAAAAACTCATGTGTAATCATTCCAATCCTTCCAACACTTGTGATATAAACACCTCCAGAAATCATTTGCCTGCTAGTTCCTGTTATTCCTTTTGCTCCAGCAATAGCTGAACCATCTTTAAATAGTTGTGTAAATACCTGTTTATCATCACTTATACCTACTATTAAACTAGCTCTTACTAATATTTTACTACTTGTCGCTGATGGTGTAATAGCTTTAGAAATTAAATCAGTTGATAATGTAGGTGATGCACCGACAGATGCAGAAACTTGATAAGTTAGAGGCTCTTGAACAACTTGTAAAATTTTACCTGCAGTTGCAGTTGTAGCAATCGTTCCATCTGCTACGTCTGGAATTGTAAAAACCCTATTATTACTAGATGATGAAGGTGCTTGTAAGCTGAAAGACCCACCACCTGATGCCGCGTTTAGTTTAATCTTTGCTGTCATTTATGCCGCCTCCAATGCAGCAACTTTTGTTTCTAATACTTCAATTTTAGCAATAGCTTCCTGTAATGCAGCCGTAAGTAAAGGAACAAGTTTACTTTGATCTATTCCTTGAGGTTCGATATTACCTTTATCATCTACAGCATCTTTAGTACCAACAACAGCCTCTGGCACTACTTCTGCTGCTTCATGGGCAAAAAATCCATCAAGTACAGTTTTATTTGGATTTTCTTTAAAATTAAATCTATAAGGTTTTAATTGCTTAAGTCTAGTTATGCCATCTGATATTGAAACGACATTTTCTTTTAACCTATAGTCAGAAGATGTTGAATAAGTGGTTGAATCAGTATTTACTTGTATATAACCTCTTTGACTTCCATAAGTGCGAAATCTCATTGCAACCCACGCTTGGAAAGCATCAGTTCTATCAAAACTTATTCCTGTTGTATCACCACCTACATAAACATCAAGAGAGCTAGTTTGTATTTTACTTGCAGTAGCTGTATCTGTAGTCCTACCGACTAAAAGATTGCCATTAGTTAATAGACGCATACGTTCACTATCATTGCTCATAAACTTCATGGCGTGATTACTTTGTGTGCCAACAGTTGCACTATCTGAACTCATAAAAATATCGTAATTTACATTACCGCCGGTACCTGTAAATCTTGACCTAGAATTACCCGCTGAAACGTGTAAATCGGTTGCAGGCGATGTAGTCCCAATTCCTAAACGACCATTGCTATCAATTGTTGCTCTTGTCGATCCACCTGTATTTATATTGACAGTATCAGATGCAAAATTTATTCCTGTATTACTATCCGTCCCTGTTATTGCCGGTGCGGAAGCTGAACCATCAACCCCAGAAATGCCAGTAGTGCCGTTAATGTTTAATGCCATAATTAAAGAATAACTAAAATCGCTCCGCTTGGCACGGTTATCGTGACACCGGAATTTATTGTCGGGCTGACCGTGTGAGCGTGTTTTCCGCTACTAAGGGTGTAACTTGTAGTGGCAGTTTGGTCAGACTCAAAGAAAACTTCGTCAGTTCCGCCTCCGGTAGCTCCCGCACCTCCGCCTATAGCACCCCACGCACCGTTATTATATCCTTCGAACTGATTTAAAGTACTATTATGACGAAACATTCCTACGGCAGGGGAGCCATCTCTTTGTGCGGTCGTACCGCTTGGGATAGTTAAACTAGATGTATAGTTATGAATAACTTTTCCCGTAAAAGTACCACCCGTCAAAGGTGCTAAACCGAAAGCCGTAGTTGCTACGGGGCCTATAGTTACATATCCATTATTAGCCGCGTTTCTAATTTTTAAGTTTCCATCAGATGTATCAACGTGCCATTGATATGCGTAGTTAGTAGTTAAAGCACCGGACTTACTATTATTAGACGCTATTGCTTGTAAAACATTATTTAAGTCAGTTCTAACCGCACTTCCCGTTCCGTTATCAATTATAAAATCGTGTTCAGCCATTTTACGGAATGTTTTATTTTATTTTATCAGCCTTTACCAAAACCGACAGCTTGATATGTAAAATTTCTATCTATTGAAGCATTTGAACTATTTTTAAATTCTACGGTGAAACCAGTAGATGATACGTTGGTTACTAAAAAGTAATCTCCACTAACCATATTTTGTGCGTTTATACCAACCGAAGGTAAATTACTGTTGGCACCTAAAATAGAACTTGTTCCAACAAAAAACGGGTGTTGAAAAGTAATATTTTTTTGACCCGCTCCGCTTGCCGTTAAATTACCTTGTTCTGTTCTTCTCTGTATAGATGCCGTATAACCTAGTTGCGATACTTTTATATCTTGAGCGGTATCATCGCTCGTAAGTTTTGCCCTAAATTGAAATCCTCTTCCTTTATAAGTACCGTTGGCAAAAGTTTGGAAATCTGTATAAGTAGGCGAACCAGAAGTTGGATTATCTTGCGTTACACGGACCAACATTTCGGCGTTGACTTCCGTAGCGGTAGCACCGTCAAAGTCGGTTATATCATCTATCAAACCTCTAGAATCAAACAAATCGGAAGGATAAAAAGCTTCGGTTAAAAAATGACGTTTTAAATCTAAACTAAATACTCCGCCTAAATCTAAAGTATCGCCACCGGCAGTTCCTCCAAAATCATAGGTTCCTAAAGGTAATATGCCACCAAAATCATCTAAAGAGCCTACGGCATCAAAATCGGTTATATCATCAAAATTACCTCCGCCGACTAAATTTAAAGTATTAGTAGTCGCGTCGAATGCAACATTATTTTTTGTTCCTTGAAACTTAGGACTATCTAAATCTTCGCGTCTAGTTTGGGCAATTAAAGGTGCTAAATTATCCGGTAAATCAATAATTACACTTGTCTCTCCGGCACTAAATCTTCCACCATCATCACGAAATTTTAAAATATATTCGCCTTCTAGATAAGGGACTTCCGCTGTTGTAGTATTACCGGCTAAAGCTTCTATAAGATCGGTGCTATTAGAAAAAGTGCCGTTGCCATTTGTTAGCGGAGAATGCCTTACATACACTCGGCCACCGTGCGTCACATCCAGATCGGTCGCTAAATTCCAACGTAGCCTTACTAATTTTTCATTAATAGGTTCCGCCGTTAAACCGGTTACGTTACTAGGAACCGCAGTTTTTCCTACGGCGTTAAAAGTTAAATTAGTAGAAGTAGCCGATAACTCTAAAGCGGTATTAAAACTAAAAACTTCTATTTCATAAGTACCTATAGACGTATTAAATATTTCGAAATCGGGGCTAGAAACGGTATTAGAAACAAAATTACCATTATTAAATCTATAGTTAACTTGATATTGAGTTACGCCAGTTATAGGTTGCCAACTAATAATTAATTTACTTACGGCTTGATTATTTATAACAACTAATTTTTCTTCGGCTTGTAAAGCATTAGGAGGGTCTTTTAATTCATTTAATATACTTACGGTCCTAGTAGGTAAAGACGCTCCGTCTTCTATAAAGGCATATTTTTCATTAACGTAAGATAAAGCCGTTATTGCATAATTAATTCCGTCAACTTCTTCGACCGTTATCACCCTATAAAGTTGAGATTCAACGGTATCATTAGAAATAATCCAATTAGCATTTACGTTTGGGGTTTGGGAAAAAGCAGATGCAACTGTAATCGTCGCACCACTAACAGAACTAATATTTTTACTTTCTATAGTTCCGTCGGGCATAATTACACTTAAAACTGGATTATTAGCCGTAGGTAAGTCTGTATTAGCCGAATTATCAACCGTAAGGACCGTCGTAGAAGTAACCGAAGCAATCTTACCCCCGCGTCTTAAACCGCTTCTAACAGGATCTGCGATAGCTATTACAGCACTCGGTCTTACTACTACGCCGCTATCTATAGAAGTAGAAAAAGTAACAACCTCCGATTCATTTTGCTCTGCGAATAATATTGCTTTTCCTAAACGGGCCGCTTGACCTCTAGAAGTACACGCAAAAGCTTTTACTTGTTTTATTATCGAACCAAATTTAGCTATAGCGTTAGCATCTTCTACGACTTCAAAATCTATTTCTTGGGTATCCATATTAAAATAAGAAACCGAAACTACACTATGTCGTTGCTTTAAACTACTACCGCTATAGTTAAACCCCTCGCTCGTCACATTACTCAAGTTAAATAAATAACTAGCCGACGCAGGGCTATCTTGTTTAAGGCTTATACTTCCGGCGGTCCATATAGGCATGCATCTCATAACGCCGGATAATTCATTTATAAGGTCGAAGGCCTCGCCCGAACCTTGAATATTTACGTTGCATGAGAACCTCGCCTCTAGCCCACCAAAACCGTCGCTAACTAAAGTATTAGCAAACTTACTAGCCGTTACAAACGAAAATAAATCTAAATTACTATCGGTTATATGGTCGCCAAACCCATAACGACTATTAGTCAAAAGGTCTAATAAAATCATAGCGGGACAAGAAGTCCATACCGCCGCACCGAGAGTTCCGTTAAAAACGTAGCCGTCGGGATAAACTATTCTTCCGGTCGTAGCGTCGACCGTCGGTGTACCAGAACCATTTGCTCCCGCCGCCGGAATACGGACTTTAATACCTCTAACTCTAAATTTACGACGTGGGATAGACCCGAACTGCATAGAATCTAATCTAATAGCCGCATACGCACTATTAGCGTAGGTATTAGAGTCGTCTATTATTTCGGCGATACTTGTCCACTGAAAAGCATTAATTAAAGATGAATTTGTACTATCGGGGGTAATTCTAGAAACCCTTATATCTACCGGAAAAGCACCGGTTAAATTAACGCGATAATCTCTTTGATAAGCGTCTGCGGTCCTTCCCGTTACCGTATCGGTAATAACGTCGGTAAAACCCCCCGAATTATATTGCACCGATATTTTAAATTGAACACTAGAACCTAATAAGTCTCCTTTATCGGTAGCTTCTTGAATTTGCGGAAAACTTATTGTTATTTTTGCCGCGTCAACATTACTATTAGTTATTTGTCTAGTAACCGGAGCAGCCACAGTAACGGTAGTGCCTACACCAGTCACAGATGAGCTACTTTCTATACCCGCTATTTTTGTTTGGTTACTTGTACCAAAACGGGGTGTAAAATCTACATCTTTAAAATTAAAATCTACATCTGCGGGGCTTGCGGAATTAGCGTTTGACCTTAAAACGGGCGTGTCGTTAAGAAAAACATCTTTGAGAGCGGCGTTATTATAAGCCGTAGTTCCCTTAGTTAATCCTTCTTTAGATGCTGATGCAAAACCTTCGATTTCGCCTTCACTTATCAAATCTAAGAAAGTTGCAAACTGCCTACTATGTAAAGTATCGGGTGTTCTAGTCGGTTGGGGTGGTGGTGGAGGAGAACCTCCTCCTCCGGAACCTCTAATAATTTTTTTAGTCATGCTCTTACCTGTTCAGTATCTACGGCCCCACTTATGACTACAGAGCCGGTAAAAATTTCTCCGTAAACTAAAGGAACCGGAGTTCCCGCCCTCGTAGTTTGTTGTGTACCACTAAAATTAAAAGATATTCTAGGGTCTTGCTCGCTATTGAAGTCCGGTAATTTTGGGACCGGAAATAACATATCACTAACGCCGGATAATAAAAGTCCGGCACCTATACCAAAAGCGGCCTTAGCTCCTAAACCGGCGGAAGCAAATCCAAAACCTTTAGCACCAAAAGCCAACGGATTAGCAAAAACGCCGCCTACGCCAAAAGATAAAGCTATTAGTGCACCGCCTAATAATATTTTTCCTAAACCCCGACCGGCACCTTGTATTACCGGTACAAAATGTATATCTTCTTGTCCTATAGGGTGGTGTATTTCAGTTTCGTCTATCGAATAATTACCAACTTTCACTTGATAATATTTAGGGTTCATATATTCTTCTATTCCGGCAAAATTATTAATTAAAAAACTTACGGCTTGACTTAAAGTTTCTACTTTTACTTCAAACTCTTTGTGACCAACGAAATTGGCTAACTCTCCGTAAAGTTTTATTTTACGCAACATAACGTAACCTCTTGCCGGTACATTTTAAAAGCCACTCCGAGTAAGGCTCTATACAACTTAGTCTATCGGTTAAATGATGTAAAACATCGCCGTCTAAAAAAATTGCCACATGATTTAAACCGGAAGTTAAAATAGACATAAATAAAAGATCGCCATATTTTAGTTTTTCGTCTGGTCTTAATTCTCTAAAACCCGTTCTCCAAGCACACCTTTCAAACATAGGGTCTTTATTAAAATCTTCTAAAGTAGTAGGTCTTTCCCAATCTTTTAAATTTATATTTAATTTTTCTTTATAAAAGTCCCTTACTAACGTGTAGCAATCATTAACCGCCCACGCCCACTCTCTACCTATTAGGGGAGCTTTATATCCGGTAGGTTCTAAACTCCCCCAAGTTTCTGTTTTTGGATTTACTATATGCCATTTTAAACCGCTTTGTTCGCAAGCAACTTTATCGCTTTGACTCGGAACGGGCGGTGTTACGGGGTGGCTGTGAACTATGGCAATAATATCGCCTAAATTATCTCCTTTTACATAATCTTCGGGGTCTAAGATAAAACATTGATGAGCGGTTTGACTTAAATTACCGCAAGGGAAATATTTTTCTTTGCCCCTTATATTTAATAAAAGGCCGCAAGATTCTTTAGGGTCTTGGTCTTTCGCATGAGCGAGTGCTTCTTCTTTCCAAGTCATGCTATAAAAGTTCCTATCGAGGGGAAGTCGGCTCTCGTGCATTGTCTTTTTGGAGCTCTTATACCGGCAAGGTCGAAAACGGCGGCAAGTTCAAAAGTAACTACCTCTCTATTTTCACTTGCTTTTCTATCTATTTTATAAATTTCGCGTGGAAACTCTGCCGTAGGGTCCGGCGTTCCTAAATTATTTACTTGTTGGGAAGATGTTGTGGTAACAGTTGACGTTGTGGTATTTGGATTATTCATAGTAATAGTATTACCCATAGCATTTCCGTGAACGGTGCAATAGTATCTCAAATCACTAGGAGCGGAAGGGTAAACCGGTTGATAAGTAACGGTTGCTCCGGCATTTCCGGCAGTACCGGCGTTAGTAGTTGTTTGCTGACCTCCGGCATCTGATTTAATTCTTAAAGGGTGGCCACTATTAGAATTATCCTCTTGGTTGAATATATAAGTAGACCCACGTTTCATAGTTATAACGGGTTTATTAACACCGTTTAAAAGAAAAATATTTATACCGCCGACATTTGCAACCGTTACCGTATAAGTTACCGTTTCCGCGTCAGCGGGGTCGGCTATAGTTTCGGTTGAGGTACTTGTAGTTGTAGTTACCGGAAAATTTATATTATCTAGGTAGCGGGCAAGGGTTCTTATTCTCGTAACGGTCGCTCCGGTCAAATCATTACCTACAGTAACGGCGTTAACGTTTAATAAAATAGCGGTTATAGTTCCTAAAGCATTAGATACCGTAAGAGTCGGGCGTGGTAGTTGTCCTCTTTGATACGCAAAACCTTCGGCTTTAATAGGAAGTTTAATATAAGTATTTCCGGCCCATACGACATCGCCGCTATTATTTAAACTTGTACAGTTATGAAACCTATAAGTTTGAGCGGAGCCATGTAAAGCTAAAGTAGTTTCTAAAGTAAAAAGTTCTATTATCGAAGAAGGATTGATTTTTTGTAAATCGCTAATAATAGGGCCTGTACTCATGGCTCAAAAACCTCCCGAAAAGTAGCGGTTATAGTTGCTCGGTCATTTGTATAAATATTTTTAGACCATTTATCACAAACAAATTTCATAGCACTAGGTTCTTCCGGCGGAGTAAAATCAAAACTTGCTTGGTCGTTCGCACGGGCATCTAAAAATGTCTCGATAGTGTCCGCATCTGTTTCGCTTACGTTAAAAGTTAAATTAAATATTTTTGGGTTTTGGTTTTGGGCTAATCCAAACATAATTCTATGCTCGTAACCGTCGGCGAATCTGACGGTCCTAGTTACCGGTGCATTATTTTTTCTAGTTCCGTATGTAGGTTGTATTGTAGGAAAAGTGGCCATTATGCAAGTAAACCTCCGGCACGTTTTTGTTGGACTATTTCAGATTGTACCGCCGCCGCTATAAGGCGACCTAATTCACGACCCTCTTCTTCATCTCCTTCAACATTACTACCGGTTGCATCTACGCTGACGTTGACCGTTACGGCACCGCCGCCACCTAGTTTATTATTAGGAATAACTGTTCCCGCTACGGAAGGAACAAAAAGTTCGGGACCTTTTTCTCCAACTAAAGCTGCTTGACCAACGGTAGGTCGGCCACCGGTAGCAAAAGTATCTAAGCTACTAAAAATACCCCCAAACGTAGAGCTTAAAAAAGTATTGATCCCTAATCTTAAAAACTGTCTAGCTATATCGTTTAATAAAGCTCTAGCACTTTCCGCTAACGATTTAGTTTGCATAACGGCATCTACTAAAGCATCGGAAACTCCCGTAGCTATAGAATCGCCTATTTTTTTGAAGGTTTCATCAAGTTTTTTAGCGGCCTCGTTTGCTTCTTTTATTTTGTCGGCTTTTTGTTCTAAAGCAAAATTATTTCTCATTAACTGTTCTAATTCATCTGCCTGTTGACCTTCAAATTTTTCTCTCATAGCTGTTATTTCTTGCTCTAGCTCGACCTCTTTACGTTTTTCTTCATTAGCCACTAATAAAAGTTCATTTCTATTTTTAAGTTTTGTTGCTTGTTCTTCTAAAGCTTTTTTCTGTGCCTCGAAAGATTTTGTTATTTCTTCCCCTTGAGCTTCTTTTAATCTTTGATTTAATTTATCTAAAGTTTTAGTCAAATTTTCAGCTTGTGTATTTAACATCATGGAACTGCCGGCCCCGTGAGCAAAATAATCTGACAGAAGATCAAAAATAATATTTGATCTGCTAGCTTTTTCATTAAGATCCGCAATTTTATCTTCAGTTTCCTCTATTTTTACTTTTAATTCTTGTACAGTTCCTTCTTTAAATAATCTATTTAGTTCTTTTTGATTATTTACCGTTTTCATTATTTCTACGGCTAAAGCACTAAAAGCTATAACTGCTAGACCAACACCAGTTTTAGCTAAAGCTATTTTAAAAGCATTAGCCGCAGCCGTGGCTTTAGCAAAACCGCCCGCCGTAGCGAATGCCATAGTCGTAGTCATACCTAAATTACCGCTTGCCGCCATAGCCGCCATAGACATAGTCGCAAAACTAGCTTTTAAAGCAATTACTTTCGCACTTACTAAAGCAAAAGCGGCCGAAAGACCTTTTACACCTAAAGCCAAACCCGCAACTATTGCGGTAACTTGACCCGCTTCAGAATCTGCAAAGTCCGCTAACGCTCGGACAAATCTTGTTAAAATTACCGTAGCGTCTAAAACAACCGGTCCTAATAAATCTCCTACCGCGATAGATAACTTTTCTAATTCATTATTTAATATTTTAAAAACCATCGTCGGGTCATCTGCCATAAGTTGTTTTAACATTTCCGAACCGCCTTCTTCTATCTTCTTAAACGCTTTAACCATCACATCGCCGGTAATTTTTCCTTGAGCCGCCATATCCCTTAGTTGCCCGACTTCTACTCCTAATATTTCTGCAACGGGTGCTAATACGACCGACATTTGCTCTGCAATACTATTAAATTCATCGCCCCTTAAAACTCCGGAACCTAAAGCTTGCGTTAACTGCCGCATAGCACCGGCTTGTTCTTGAGTAGATGCTCCCGACAATATTGCGGCGGTATTAAAACCGTTAAAGATCGTAGCAACATCTTCCATAGAGGTTCCTAACGGTCCTAAACGTGCTTGTAAATTAGTTACCGCTTCTAGAGCGTCAGTAGCACTAAGTCCAAACTTTCGCTCTGCTTCGGCTGCTAAATTTAAACTATCTCTAAACGTGCCGTTTTCTTCAGTTAATAATTTAAGCCTTGTTTGTAGTTTTTCAAAATTAGCTGACGCAAAAACAGTTTGTTTAGCTAAAGCCGTAAAACCTACACCGACTAAAGCTGTTTTTAAACCGCCAAACGCTCTTTGTAAAGTATTTGTTTGATTCTGGACACCCTTTAAAGCTCTAGTCGCCTGACTCGTATCTACTCTTAGGGTTACTATACTTTCGGCCACTAATTAAATTAATTATTAATTATATATTACCGGTTTTTTGCTCTTTGCCGCAAAAGTTTCTCTTTTTCGTGTTTGTTTTCGTAATAAGCAGCCCAATAAATAAATTCTTCTTCGGTTAAATCTTTACGAAGTTCTTCTACGGTCTTACCTAATTCAGTTGCGAGGAAAAACTCAAAGTTAAGCCAGTTATTCCTCTTTATACTTTTTTTGCTGTATCTAAATCTAATTTAACTTCAAATAAAAAAAGCTCTACGTCGTTTAAAACTTTTTCCGGTAATAATCTTTGTAAGTCGGGAACGTCGGCCATAGAAAAGAATTTAGTACCATCTTCTTTTTCGGCCATTTGACAAAGAAGTTGCGTAGAAACGACAAGAGCGTCATCAGTATTAGCGGCTTTTTGAGCTTTTTGCCTATCGTATCTAGTAAGGGGCGGAAAATATAAATCTATTTTACTTCCGTTTGGGGTTTCTAATTCATACTTACGTCTTTTAGACATTACGTCGCCGTAGGCTTCCGTAAGTAGGTCTATGCCTCTTTTAGTCATAAATTATTTTTTTAATTACCCTAATCTACTATATAGCTGAGGTTATGGCACCTGATGTTATAAACGAAACATTGATTACTTGTGTCTCTCCTAAAGTTGCACCGTATTCAGCACTCGTAATAATACCCGCAAAACTTATTTTTTTAGCTGAAGTATTAGAGTCTGGAAACAACTCAAAAAGAGCATCTGCAGGGTCGCCGGTAGTTAATACGTCATCTATAAAAGTTGTATAGCCCGCACCAGTTTCGGAAGGATTATATAAAAGTTCTACCGAACCCTCTCCCGAAATAAGTCCGCCTATAAAAGTTTTAGCTGTGTCCCCTTGTTTAGTTGTTTCGTGTGTATCTTTATTTATAGTTAAAGACCATGATCTAGTTTGTCCTACGTCGGCTTCGGTACCGCCCGCGTTCTCGAACATTACTTTTCCGACGTCACCTCTAATAGCAGCCATAACGATTTAAGTAGTTTATATATTTAATACTTTATCCTTTTTTGGATATTTTTGCATCTTTTTTTTCATTTTTTAGTTTTTCGAAGTATCTTTTACAACGCCCGTCCCAATAAGCGGGGTCACGGGTCCCTTTTACAACTTCTATGACGTCGAGCATTTCTTCGGTTATTTCTAATTTAGCCATAATTAAAGTGATTCAAATGTTTCAAATGTTATTCGGAGTTGAGTAACAAATTTACCTTCGGGTGCAACCGTAAGTATTTCTGGTCCAACCGCCGCGTCAAAAATAACACCGGAAACTGTAATTCTATTGTAAAGGTCCCTTAAACGTTTGCAAATAGTAAAATTTGCCCCCGAACCTATACCGTCTTCAGTAAATACATTTAAAAGTACTAAACCGACTATAGAGTTAGAGGCATTTGTTTGATCTCCCATAGAAATTAAAGTGCCTCCCCCAAAGCTTACTTCACATTGAACAAAACTATCTTGGCTTTTAGAATCGAAAGGCATATTAGAAAATACAACCGGAATAGCCGGACTACTTGCTAACTCTGTAGCTAACCTTCCTTCGATAGTTGCTCTTACGGTATTTAAATCAGTAGCGGACATTTAACTTTCCCTAATTATTTTTTTAAGTTGTTGCGGTATATATTGTTGCGTCAGTTGCTTTGCTTGTAGTTCGGGAAAACCTTTTATAGTACCGCGTCTAGTTCTATATCTACCTTGCCAACTAGGAGGTAAATTAGTCCCGTAAATAACGGGCTCGGCATACTCAACGGGATTTATAATAGTGCCTTTAAATTTTTGTATATCGGTTTGCCAACCTCTAAATAAATTACCGGTATCTTGAGGGGTTGCTTTTTTAGCTCTTCTAGTCCAATCCAAAGTAACTTTAGCTACAAGCTTTTGAACCGCTTCGGCCATAACATCATCTATTTGGTCTAACCTTATTTGTCTAGCCATTAGGACCTCAAAAATAAATCAAAATAAACGGCAGTATTTTCTTGCTCTTCGGTCACTACTCTTACTATTTGATATACGACGGAACTAATAACAACTTTATCTTTAGGAGTAGGTGTAAAAGTTAAATCTTTAGCGGCTACGGTAACTTTTTTATCTTCCGCTTGGATTAAATCATTTACCTCGTTATTATTAACGTTTTGAACTAAACCTTTAATAGTAACGTCGGTATTACTTTCACTAACCGTTCCGGTAGATGTATCGTATGCCCCGTTTGTTATTTGTCGTATAGTAACGTCGCCGGTAAGTTTATTAACTACCCTCGAAGTAACTTTTCTTAGTCCCGAAGTAAGACCCATTAGACTAAATATGCGATTACGGTTCCGCTATCTAATTTTACGCTCGTAATAATTCCTTCTATAGCGGTATTACTTTTAAACTGTAAACCGGTAAGATCGCCCGATATGTTTTCCGCTACTAAAGTATTAATAACAGAATCTTGCAAAGCTTTTATACAACCAAAACGACCCGTATGGGCGGCTGTATCGTTAATAATCTTTGCGGCGGGATAGTAGCTCATAATTAACTCCTTTTAATAGCTATGTTACTTGGACCGCTAATTCTTAAACCGGTAAAATACCTTTCGAATAACGGCGGCACTCTATCGGCACCGACCGCACCGTAAAAATTAGGCTCTACGTCTAGATTACCAAGTTTTACTTTTTTGTAATCCTCTAGACCCGATAATCCTAACCCATCTCTATTGTTGTTTAAATAAACCGCTAATATAACTTGAGCTTTTTTAACTTGCTCCGGTATCTCATCTTCCGCAAAATAATCTGTAGAAATACGAAAAGGAAACCCGACCGAGTAAGTATTTATATAAGTATCAGGTTTTCTTACCCCCTGACGAGGCCACTGTAATGCTTGCGTGTTAGTAACCCTCGCACCGATAAATCTTTCACGGTCGATTCTTATCGTTGCGGTATATAACGCTCTATTTTTATTATCCGTGTTTGACCCGTCCCAAGCCGAAACATCATCATCTAATATCAAGCCTTCGACAATAGCGTTGGCCTCAGATAACGTAACGTAACTATTTGCTGACGCGTTGCCTACCGTCGCGTTTATCGAGATTGCCATTTTTTACTTTAGGTTTAGTTTTTACTTTTTTTATAGGAGGTTTAGAAGCCACCGTTTTGGCAGCTTCTTGTTCCCTCATACGCCTAAAGGCGAACATACCCATTAACTTGAGGATGCTTTAGATACAACAAAGTTAATTACGATAGCTTCGGATAAAGCTCCACCAGATACGTTTGAAATGGAAACCTTAAAAGAACCTGCCGCTACAGCACTAACCGTAGCTAAGTAGGCTCCCGCAGTTCCGCCTGATGCAATAGCAATTTGTGGAACGTCGGTCGCAGCTACCTTATCGTTATTAACTTGGAAAGTAACTTCCGCAGCGTCAGCTAAAGCCGCGTTATTAGTAGTAATAACACCGGATTCAGTGTTTAGAGTGACAGCCGTAGATTTGTTTGTAGCTTGAGTTACAGACCCACCGTTAGTAGGACCGATAAGCTTACCGGCTGTGGCTTCGAAAATAGATGGCATAATAAATTACCTCTAATCTTGTGTGGAAACGTTAGTCGCCCTAACGATACCAATGTTCTTTGTCTCGTAAACTTTCGACCAGTTAGCTACGGTTCCTAATTGAGTTCTATTGGGGTTAACTGTAGTAACAGCCCATTTAGCACCTACGGGGTGATAACAATAATGAAGGTCAACCGCCATAGCGTCTGATTTAGCCAGAATATCTCTGTCTGTTTCAGTAGTTAGGCCGGCCTGTTCTCCACTAGCAACTGCACCTTGCGTAAAGAAATAAGTGCTGTATTCCGTAGATGCTCCACTACCAGTAGTAGAAACGTCGTCGGAAACAATTACTCTAAGTCCGCAATAAGTAGGTACAGTACCGTCGCCACCGTAAGCCGGTGCGATAGTTCCACCACTAGCTGTAGCTGAACCGCCGTTACCGTCGGAAGCTAAAACGTAATCAACCATTTTACGCTCAACCAAGTCGTAATATACTTTGCTGTGCATACAAACGGCTGTAAGCTTATCGCCTTGATCTCCTAAAATAGAACGTGCTTTAGCAACGTGTTTAGGACTTAAACCTGTAGGTGTATCTCCTGATTCGGAGTCAATAGTTAAACCGAAGAAAGCAGAGTTACTATCGTTAGCGTTTATAGAGCCAAATACTCCGTCAAGGCAAGCAAGTAAATCTTTTTGTCTTTGGTTAGCTATATAAGCACCAATTTTTTGACCAATAGCAGCCATTGGGTCGGCACCCGATGCTAAAGCAGCTAAGTCACGAGATTCGAAAGCTCTACCACGATGCAAAATAACACCAACTTGTTTGTCGGTAGTAATTTTACTAGGTGTTAAAGAACTAGAATCAGATAAAACCTCAAAGTCTCCGGTTAGGTTCGCAGAGAAAAAAGGTACGTTTACGAAATCACCACCCTCAGTAGCATTTAACTCGGCCATAGGAGCGACCACACCACTAGCAAGGAATGAATCTCTTTGTGTTGTTTGCTCTATGACATACGGAGTAAAAATCTCTGGAATGATTAAATCGCTCCTCAAAACTCCCATGTTTTTAAGAAATAAATTTACGGTGTGGGCGTAACCCTATCTGGCTCGGCGTAGCTCTACCATTTGTTATATACTAGCGTGATTTCGCAACATCTCTCAACTTTTGCCAAAGTTCTTTATCCTTTAGGTAAATTTGGCGTTGTTCAACTAAACTTTCGGTTTCTTTTAAAAAGGGTTTTAGCATTTCTTCACTAAAATTATCGTTGGTCGGTCTAGCTACGGGTGCACCGCCACCGCTTATAGTTTTATTTTTAAGTAAATAAGGTTTTTCTTTTTCTAATTTATTTTTTACATAATCTTGAACCGGCAATTGTTCATATCCGTCAACGACTACCGGCACCCCGTCTTTTATTTGTATTTTTTCTTTAGGTACTAAATTATTTAAAACAAGTTCGGGGTCGTGAGTTATTTCGTTTAAAGCTTGTAAAGCGGGGGTTATTAGTTCTAATTCTTTATTTCTAGCCTCTAAAATTTCGATACGTTTTTTATCTTCGGCGGACCGGTCACGATATTGTTGTTCTAAAGCCTGTTTTGATTCTTCATATTTACCGGCTTTTTCTAAATCTTCTTGCTCCCTTTTTTGTTTAAACGCTAACAGACTTTCGTAGTCGTCGGGAACAGCTTTTTCCTCTTTTTGGTTTTTTAATTTACCTATAAGCTCGTAATTTTTAGCTTCTAATTTTTTAACGGATTCTTTAAGAAGTTCGATCTCGTTATTATTAGTTGGGGGCGTAGCCACCTCTTTGTTTTCTTCAGACATAAAAAAGTCGTAAACTAATTTAATTAAATATTAACTCCACTTTACACGATTAGCCCAATATGCCGCACTCGTTTTTCCTTTTGCAATATTTTTAGCGTGTCTAGCTTTAAAAGATTTACGTTTTGCTTTATCGGCATCGGACTCTCCTTTACGGGGCGGTTTAGTTTTTGCACCCTGCATACCAAATCTAATTAATTTAAAACCGTCGCCCTGTTTTATTACTACGGCGTGGGACTTACCACTCGAATGATTAGGAGTTCTTATAGGTTTATCGACTCCTTCAAAAGTATGTCCACCCCTTTTAATACTCATTTTCTATACCTTTTATAGATAGCCATATCAACGGTTCTAGCTTTATCGCCACGCATATAACTATTAACACGACCCATAGCCCACGCCGCCATACTTACATTCCTAGAGCCACCGCCTAAATAAGCACCTTGACCTTTTCTATATACAGCAGCTAACTCGCCGTACTTAAATTTAGTGCCTTCGGCCTTTTTTTTAAGTGCTTTTACGACGCTTGCGTTTAGTGGTTTTGCTTTTGGTCTTGTTGACATTTTGTTCAACCCTTGATTTTTGTACGGCTTTTATATCTATAAATAAACCTTTTTTATAAAGTTCGGCGGTTTTTTTTATTTCCGCAGCTTTAGCGGCCCTATTTTTAGAGCCACTTAGATATTTTTTAGGGACACCGGTTTTTTTATCCCTTGCTACTCTTCTTAGTTTTCGGCTCATCTTTTTTTACTTTAGGTTTTTGCTTGCCTTTTGAGAGCTTTTCAAATAACTTTGAGGCCATTACTTTTTACCACCTTTTTTTTTCTTTTTTTTCTTAGTCGTACCCATTTTTCCGTAGTGTGAAGGCATAGTTTGTAAAGCAACTAAGTTTAGTTTATCCGACTTTTGGATATTTTTCTATTAATTCTCTTAAACTTAGCTCAGTTCCGTCTTCACTTATTATTTTACGCAAGGCGTTACGAGGACTTTCTTTTTTTGAATTTATTAGATAATTAAAAAACTTTTTTTTATTACCTAAAGCTTTACTTTGCATATCAGGATTATCTTTTAACCAGTTTGGATAACTTACATCTTGTGGCACCCTACCTACTTCGCTTGGTCTAGTATCAGGAAACCTACGCCGTAAATCTTCATCATCTATAACCGGTACTGTACTCGAACGGCAATTAAAATGTTGCGGCGGCATAGGTCCTTTACCATATTCGAAATGCTTACCGTCTAAACTTCCACATAAAGCCGTTGTCCTCGCATCTAATATCGCAACGTATTCATATTTTTTAGTGACATCTTGATTAGCCATATAAACAGCTTGGCTTGCCATATTTTGTACTTGGTTTACGGAAGTTCTTACGATAGTACTTACTTGGTTATTAGCTAACCTTATTCCTGTTCCACCCGCTAAAGCTTGAGCTTTTGCAGTCATTTCTTGGTTTTTACCAAACTGCAAACGACCTCTTAAACGTTTAGCTATTTTAGGAATAGATTCGCCTTCGGTAATACCAACTCTTATTTCTCTTGATATAAACTCGGCTTGCGAAGCGGCTATACCGCGAAAAGCTTTTTCTACTACTTCGCCGTTAGGTAAAGTTATCGCCGAACCTTTAGCGGCAGTTAAATTAAAAGTACGTCTAACTTGACTTTCTAAAGTAGGTAAAGTTAAAACATTTATTTCGGTAGGGTCTGTATAAACAATGCTGCGGGCAAAGTCGCCGGATATTTGAACGCTATTTACGTTTGCGGCACCTACCGGTAAAGCTTTTTGTAATTCATTTCGAACAAAATCGCTTTGAAATAAAGAAAGACTTTGAAGTTGGTCTGCTACATAGGCGGTATTTTCTACTGACCAACCCTCCAAACTTTCTTTCATTTGTAAAAGCATACTTCTAATTCGAGCTACGGTAGCCGGCGACGTAACTTCGTCTATAGTCGCTAATTTAAAAGTAAGGTCTAAAATTATATCGTTGTAATTCGTTACAATACGGCGTGCTATCCGGTTGCTATATCTATTTAAGTCAATAGCCTCTCTATAAAAACTTTCCGGAATAGACATTTTTTAAGCCGCGTCATCTTCTTCGGTAGGCTCGTCGGGTTCGGCTTGCGGCGTAGGTCTAGCCATTTCTACTAAACCGCCACTTTGAGTGGCCTCGACTTCTTCCTCTACATCAAATTCATCGCCTAATACTTCCCCTTCGGTAAGTTGGTCTAATAATGTCTTTTGCGTAATAGAACCCGAAGTATATAGCTGTAAGTAAGCTTGTATTTCTTGTGGCTCTAAACGTTGCGATAAGAAGTCTCTATTAACAAAACAAGTACCGGCTTCGGAGTTTAAATATTGACCGTGAAACTTAAGGCAGTTATCAATCATATCTTGTACTTGTTGGGCCACGACCATCATCGTCGAGTCGCCTTGCGAACGGTCTATACGTTTTGCCTCCGCCGTTTCCGCCGAAAGTTTTTGACCTAATACTGCCGCTAATCCTAATTCATTTATTTGACCCTCTAATTTTTCTAACCTTTTAAACTGAGCTTCGTAACTTTTGCCATCGGGTTCAATATATTCCGCTCTACCTTCGGGAGGGAAAGCTATCGCCTCGCCTACGCCCGCCGAAACTTCTTCTGCGTTTTGGGGAAAGCCATAAAAAGCCAACATAGGAACGGCACTTATATGTAGTTGATTATCGAGATCGCTTTGTATTTGATAAGCTTTTAAATTTAGTTCGGCTATATCTGACATAGGAGGTCTACTTTCTAATAAGTTAAGTCGGTTACTATAAGCAACGGAAAAAGGTATGCGGCCTAAAGACATACGGCCTTCATCATGTTTTACATATACGCCTTTACTATTTTTACGGTGTATTTCAAAACTATCGGGGGTAAGTAACCTAACTTGCTCTACTATTTTTTCACCGTAAAGACCCTCCGGTTCGGCAACTTTTTCTTTTAGACGTAGTTGCGTTAGTTCTACTTTGCCGTCGATCATATCGGTTCTATATCCTAAAATGTCACGCGGCGTATAAGTTACCCAATAGGGTCTACCGCCGGCACCCGAAGCGGGGGCATCTACTAAAACTCCGATATGGCCGTAACGAATCATTTTTCGAGTAGTTTCGTAGGTCCAAACATTTAAATCATTACCTTGTAAATCAATGTCAAAAAGTTGCTCACGAATATTATCGGCGGTATCGTTTAGCCTTACAGGTTTACGGGTTAGCATACCGGCGAGCATACGTTCTAATCTGATGTAATAAGGAGGGCAAACACTACGGGCGAGTCTATTATCGTAACTTTCGTCAAGCTCTCTAGGTTCTTGCATCAAATACTTTCTATGCTTACTTCGCATTTGATAAGTACCGCCTAGTAAATCTTCTATTAATGTCCAATGAGGTTCCTGAGCATACCAAGTATTATTAGGGTCATCTATATCATTACCTTGTCTATTAGTTTGCCTATTATAGTGGTTGTAACCTGAGTACACTTTGACCTCTTAGTTTGTTTTTATTTTAGACAATAATCTTAATAAAGCCTAATTCCGGTTCGACGACCCGCACCCATGTGTAAGGGATTGAACAACCGCCAAGTTATATATCCTAGAGCGTCGTTCATGTGATCATAACCCGCATCTTTATCGGGTTCTCCCCTTTCGTTATAACTTTGCAATTCTAAACATTCAATAAGTTTAACGGCTTTTTTAGAAATCATTAATCTATTTTCGCCTTTAGCATTTAGAAACATTCCTTGAACGCTATTTACCCTATCCCTAACGGGCGGGTTAGATAAAGCACTTTGATTAATAAAGCCATGACTTTCTAAAATTTGGATATCGGTCTTAGAAGCATTTGTACTTCGGTTTCCGCCCGAAGCGTCTGGATATATATAGATTTTGTTAAAGGGGTAACGCCCTCTAATTTCTTTAGCGATTGAATCTGTGTCGTGACTTTTAGCGATTTCATCTATAACCATAAATTTATTCCCAACCGCTACGCCGATAACAGCGTTCATATTTCCAATGTTAAAGTCGATTCCTATTCGTAAAGGCTCGTTGTCATCTACAAAAGGCTCGTTAGCTAAAACGTGTTCGCTTCGATTAAATTTATCGTAGACCTGACCGGTAGTTAAGTTGCAGAAGTTTCCGTTTAGGTAGGCCTGTATTAGTTGGGGAGGATAATTTTCTAGTAAAGAATCAACAAATCCTTCGGGCAAAAATGGATTATCGGTCGACTTAGCTTTTATTAGCCGTGTATCGGCTTTAGCATTTTTTTCGAAAGTGTCGAACGCCCACGAATGACCTTCGGGAGTAGTAGTAGCGTAAAATTGTTGAACCTTACCTGATCTAAGTCTAGCTAACGCCATATTCATTGCTTGCTCCGCGTCACGTTTGTTAACCGTATCGGCTTCGTCGAAACCTACCGCACATAAGTTTTGCCCTCGTAATCTTTGATAAGTCAAAATAGTACGCAATAAAATCGTATGAATGCCTTCTTTAAATTGAAGTTGGTACTCCGGAAGTGGACTAGCTCTAAAAGTAAAAGGTATTTCCCACTCCTCTAATAATTCATTCATAGTACGCATAAGAATGTCGCGTAGCATAGGGGCCGTAGGCTCAAATATTGCACTAATACAGCCGACATTCATCGAAGCTAATATTATGCTTTTACTAACTAAGGCGTAAGTTTTACCGGCACCAAAACCACATACTAGAGCTAATTTACGGTGTTTAGTATCGGAGCAAAACTTTTCTTGGTGCGGTAAAAGGTCCTTATTAACTTTTGCTTGCACCTCTTTAACGCTTGGTAATTCGAATAATCCTTCGCCGTGTAATATATGCCCTTGCTTTACGGTTTCTAAAATACTCATGAGCAAAGAGACGCTAATTTAGCCGCCGTATTTATAGCACCTAAAGCGATGTGATACTGACCGCTCCTTCTAGCTTCCATTTGTAAGGTGCTACATTGGGCCAAAAGATCGGCCACCATTTGGGGTCGTTCTATATCCCAATCAGCCTTTATTTGTTCTCTAGCCTTCATTAGATAA